GATACCTATCGCATTGAATTGATAGACAATGTACCAGATGATATAAAAGTTTTCACGTCACGAGCTTTGGCAGATACTTATATCAATAGTGCTGGCACGTCTACTAACTACGACACTCTTGGTCAAATGAGTATTGGTGAAAACATTTCTGCCCCTGCCGTTTGGCGTGGACTGGTCGCATTTGACCACGATGGAATAAGAAATATTCCCGATAACGCCGAACTTATATCAGCGAAAATATTTATGGTTCATTATGAAAATAAAGCTGCCAATAACCGAACTATGAATGTCCATAGGGTGCTTCTTCCATATACATACGATTTGGTTACATGGTCTCATCGCAAATATGCTACCGTCCCATGGACCTCTCCCGGACTTGGCTCAGGCACTGATTACGACGCAACTGTTTTCGGATCCGGTGACACTACAACTGCTGATGCTGTCGGTCAGCCATTGGTTATAGATTGCGACTTGACTGAAGTTCAAAAAATAATAGATGGAACTTATACGGACATCGGACAATTTGTATTCATCATGGAAACTGAAAATAATGATGGGCATAGATATGATAGCCGTGAAGCAACTTTACACGGTGATACCGCTCCATTCATGGAAATAATGTATAGAGTTCCTGGAGATGCATAATGCATATACAAAAACAATTAGAACAAGAACCAAGATTCAAAAGTGGAGCACTGACTTACAACCTTCATAGGATGTTCAGCCCACAGCTTCTGGCAACCCTACGTGCTCACGGTATAGATACATCTCACTGGTCTGGAAAGGTAGACACAAGCAATGTATCTCCTCCATTGGACTTCCTTATCACCAAGCTGACTGAGGGGATATACTACCGGGACACCGGGGTGGATCAGATCTGGGATGGCTCAACCAATGTTCCCGTCCGGGGCCTATATCATTATCAGAGATCGGGCCAGAGTTGGCAGGCTCAAGCTGACTTCTTCCTAGCTAATGCTCAGCCCTTCTTGGATTGCAAAATTTTTGTACTAGATTATGAGCCTCATGGGAATGATGTGAACAGCAGCTCCTTCAAAGCAGATGTCAAACGCATTATCCAACACTGGAGACAGGAGAGGCCCGAAGTCAAAGTGCTCCTGTACACCAACAAGGATATGCTACAAAATTATCTCTACCCCTATTATATAGCCAACAATGATCAGTTCTTTTTGGATCAGACTGAACTGTTTTACGCACAATATTTTTATACTCCTGACCCGAATGCCAACCCTGTTCTCCCGTACCAACGAGATCAGAACAACTGGACATTCTGGCAGTACACAGAGATGGGAGATGGTAGCAAATATGGAGTAGATGAGAACTATGTTGATTTAGATGTGTTCAATGGAGATGTAACTGAATTATATAATTGGGCTGAACTGGTAACCATACCAGAACCACCAACTGAACCACCAATCCCCCCAATAGGAGGAATCATGTACAAAGGCAGAATTAAAACAGGCACGAATATCAGAACAAGTTACCCCGCACAGAACGGTTCATATATTGACATTGGAGACTTGGCTTTGAATGATATAGTCTTTGCTGATGTTGTTCACGACAGCAACGGCACTCCATGGTGGCATTTGATTGACGCTACCCGGGGAGGTGTACCGATCTTGACCACCAGTGGAGTGGCTGTCAAAGATAGAGAGGATACATATTGCTATGGAGTAAATGTCACTGACATTGAAGAAGTAACAGACCCTGGAACTCCAACTGACCCTGGAAAGAATGTTTCAAAGTTGTCTCTTGATTTACATGACGACAATACGGTCAGTGGCACATGGGAGTGATGTGGATAAACATATAGACATTTTTATCAATCAAAAAAAACCTACCCGCATAACGGGCTGGCGTTTTCTGCATCGCTCGGAAGGAAGTCCACGTTGGAACCCTGACAACATGCCGGAGATACGGAACGCGGTGAATGGGGACTACACCACGACTATGGAAAAAAATATACAGTTGTTGGCGTGGCATGGCGTTATGCAAAAACTTAATCCCATACTGCTGGATAAAAAATACCCACAGATTCACAGCGGCGACACTGCCGTAAATAACGGGGACAATAATGGGTACAACGATAGAGTTCCTCATAGTGATTGGGTCAACATGGAAAACTTGACGGCTGACCCTCCGAGATACAGCAAGATGTACGGTTTTGGGGGGCAAATGACTCAGGGTGACGAAGAATACAGCGTGATGCAAACGCTTAGGGATGCTGTCGGTCTTATGGGTAAGATTGTGACGCGCTCCCTCTTGATGCAGGATTTTAGAAAAGATGTCAAGGCATTAGTCGCCACGAACACCATACGCATTGTTCCAGGCAAACATTGTATTGACCCTAAGAATTTACCAACCGCACAAGAGGTATTAGATAAACACTGGTACAGCAACGCTATATCAGTATATGCTAACGGGACAGTAGGTGACTTCGAGAACGGTAGGGGCGGAGTTATTTCATATCTATGGATAGCGAGCCGTGACGCATTGTTTCCCAAGTCATATTTTCAGTGGTGGGATGATACATTTTATCCCGACCACTTGACAATGTACGTGACATCGTAAGGAGAATGATTATGGACATATTGCTGCCGTTCTTTGTTCAAAATAGCCCATATATTTTTCTCGTGTATGTGCTTATCAAAGAATTCTCCCCTATTGCCAGAGCTGTGTTGGAGAAGATCATACCGGAGAGAATAGCCAAGCGCAAAGCCCTAGAGGAGAGGCACCTGGAGCTCGAAGAGAAACAAACCGATCTTAGAGAGCGTGAAACGGTAGCCATGGAGAATATACAAAAGCATCTATTTGTGATCCAAAACAATCAATCACACTTCAGTGATGAGGCTACTGTTATCATGGCAGGCATAACGGCAGCCAATCAAGGTATAATGGTTTTGCTGGACAGGAATAAATATTATAGAGAGGAGGACGTATCGAAAGATAAAAGTAAGTGAAAAAGTAAATCATAAAAATATAGGAGAAATAAAGAAATGAATATGACAAGTTTAATCCAAGCTGTTTTACTGGTGCTGGTTCGCTATGCGGTAGTCGCGTTCTTTGCGCTTATCAATGTAATCATCGACCCTGTTATTTTTGATAGCATTGTCGCTGGTATCGTGACTGTTTTGCTCGCATTGTTTGGCGTTGAAGTGACAGCCAAGTTGTTGCCTGTGCTGCGCAAACGTGGCTTCCTGAAAGAATAATCCATGTGTACATTACAGCTTACACTTGTTACACTCAATCAAACTAGTGTAAGTAACTAGTTCAAGGGCTAGACCGGGAGAGCCTTACTATATAGAAGACAGGCCCTGATACGGATGCAGGGCCTGTTTCCTATTAACTCAACTCTGATTTTAGGGGTTTTGAAAAGTATTCTAATTGCATGCAGGGGGGTATTACAATATAGGGACTTTGCAAATACTGTAAATTCAGAGTTGAGTTAATAGGGGCTCCGAACAGGCTGTTGAATTGCCCCGGGGAGGAGTTCATCACCGATCTTGAAATAGGGCCTTTTGGCTTTATACTAGGGGTACATTACCCTCATAAAAGGAGTTGACCAAAATGTCACACCCAGATACACCTAAGACAAACCCCGAGCTAAAACAAGCAATCCTCTATATATACTCCCGTCAGACCGAAGCGGAGCAAACATCTGAATCCACCCTCGAAGACAATGGTATTGGCTTCACTGGGGTGGATGCTCCATTTCTATCTTCCTTGGCCAAGCAGATTGACTGGGGCAGGGAGCTCTCCCCTAAGCAGTATGAGGCCGGGTGGAAGGCAATGGCCAAGTATTGCAACACTCAGCTAGCCGATGGACAATGGAGATCGGTGGAGCTACCTTCCATGGCCCCTACTCCGGACAGCAAGCGCAAAGAGCTCCGGGAGCAACACCCCGGCAAGCAGGGCCTCTTGGGGATGGCTGATGAGCATAACAATCGTTTGCGCTTCCTTCCTCTAGTCTACCCCTCCAACCAGATCAAAAAATTGGGCTTCAAAAAGTGGGATGGTGAAGCATGGCTCCAGAGCATAGGGACAGTCAATCAGACAGTGGTGGACGATCTTACCAGCATGTTCAAGGATATTGAGATCATGCCTGAAGTGGCAGAGGCTCTCCGGGTGGACAAAGTAGAAGTGCCCCAAGAATTGAAAGACACACATAAGACGGTTATGGAGTTTCAATGGGAAGCCTCCCAGTTTGCCTCCAGCACCAAACGATCTATGATTGCTTTGGCTCCCGGGCTAGGGAAGACACTGGCATCCATACTGTCTGCTGACATCGTAGGAGCACAGCGTGTCCTGATCATCTGCCCCAAGTCTCTACTATACAATTGGCGTGCAGAGCTTATGAAATGGGGCTCCTCCCCGGAGACAATTTCCATCTGGCATGGCAAGAAGTTTGAAGGCTCCACTCGCTGGACAATCACCACTTATGATATGATACGGCTCCGGGGGGAGAAGTTTACAGAGGTAGAATGGGATGCGGTCATCGGGGATGAGAGTGTGCTGGTGAAGAACAGAAAGGCCCAACGCACCAAGGCTCTTGGCAAATTCCTAACTCAAGTCAAGGCTCCTCATGTTTGGTTCTTGACCGGCTCCCCCACCACCAAATACCTAGACGATATGTGGTCACAGCTCCACCTGATTGACCCTAAGAGATTTTCAGCATACTGGAAGTTTGCTGAGAAGTATTGTATTGTGGAGCATGACCAGTGGGGCTGGAAGATACTAGGCAATCAGCCGGGGGCAATAGATCGGATCAAGCACGATCTTCGAGATGTGTATTTTGCTCGCACTCAAGATCAGGTCTTGGATCTTCCTGATTGGATCGTGGAAGATGTAGAGGTGCCGATGGCTCCGGGACAGGACAAACTCTATCAGGAGATGGAAGACCAATTTTTGGCAAGGCTCTCCGAAGAGAACACCCTGTTGGCTCCCAACGTCCTAGCTCAAATGACCCGATTGATTCAGATTGCAAGCAATCCTCTCCTTATAGGAGGCAAGGACATGGCCCCTAAGTGGGATGCGGTTTTGGACATGCTTACTTATGAGCAGGGCCCCTTTATCATCTGGACATCCTATATTGACACTGCGGAGGCTTTGTCTAAGAGGATTGCAGCCAAGAAACATACCGTAGCAACCCTGACAGGTAGAACACCTGCCCTAGCACGTCAGGAAGCTGTTGACCAATTCCAAGCCGGGGAGTTAGATGTCATTATTGCTCACCCTGCTGTAGGTAAGTTTGGATTCACCCTAACCAAGGCACGAACAGCCATCTATGTAGAGAGACAATGGATGGCTGATGACTACATACAATCCCTCCACCGCATAAGACGTATTGGCACTGAGCACTCCCCCCACGTCATACATGTGAAGGCTACCCGATCAGAGAAGAGTGGCATGGGCCCTACAGTGGATCATGTTATCGGTAGCATATTAGCAAGTAGGAAGGAGAACACATTGGCACTTACAACAGGGGATTTGAAATCCATGTTCTTAGGAGAACACCATGACTAGTGATCAGAAGAAGTTCAAGGTGGCATATGTCATCCAGAATACTTCCCATGACTTTGAGGGGCTGCTCGAATTATGTGAGCGCATAGAGTTTGTCACCACTGGGTATGAGAAGGAAGACAACCTGCTGCCTTCGATTGTAAAACGTCTAAAGGAGTTCAACCCTTTGACTGATATAGTGGTGCCTGTAGGGAATGTGCCTGCCAATCTATTAGCAGGGGCTGTTGTAGCCTCCCTTTGTCTCCGGGCCCCGGTAGTGACTTTCACAATGGCGATCTATAAGGAGAAGCAATATCACATCCAGTCTCATAACCTATGGGAAGTGACCCCTGATATGGAGGCCCCTGATGTCAGCTAAACAAAAAGCATTTTCAGTGTCCCATAGCAAGATGGCTACCTTTAGGAGATGCTTGCAGCAATTTCACTGGAAGTACATCGATGGGCATTACCCCCCGAGCTCCGCTGGCCAGCTTCGTGGGACGTGTGGGCACGCTGCCCTTGCGATCTGGCATGTGGATTATGATGAGGACAAAGCTACACAGGCAGCATGGGACATATGGGAGAGCCATGGATTCAGCCAGAATGAAGATTGGCAACTCCTAGAGGACAGCCTTGGAAGATACTACCCTTGGAGCCGGGAGCATGACAAGTTCAAGTTGCTCCATGCTGAGCAAGAGTTCAACATCCACTTTGATGTAGAAGGGACGGATGTCAAGTTCAATGGCTACATAGATGGGATTGTGGAAGAGAACAAGAAGCTCTGGCTGTTGGAAAATAAATTCTACAAACGGATGCAGAATGCCAACACCCTCTTCCTAGATCAGCAGGTGTCCCTTTATATGCTGGCCTCTCATTTACTAGGCTATGAAGTTCAGGGAGTGATCTACAACATGGTGCGGGTAGCTGACACCAAGATCGCAGTCACTGAGCCTGTGGTGCGCCAGCGCATATATCGGAGCTCCGAAGGTTTGGGGCTGATTCAGAATGAGATGCTCCAGCAGGTAGGAGCAATGCTGACTTATGTACAGAAAGGAGGCCCTACATACCGCACCCCCACAAAAGATTGCACATGGGATTGTTCATTCTATCGTGCCTGTCTGGGGATGACCGAAGATGGCCAAGAGCCCACCGAGGAGCTCCAAGCCGTAACAACCAAACGTAAATTGAAGGAGTAAACATGGCAACCAAAAAGAAGAAGGCCACAAAGCCAGTAGAAGAAGAAGCAGTGGAAGAAGAAGAGGCCTGGGGCACTGCTGAAGAGGAAGAGGAAGAGGAAGAAGCCACCACCCCTGTCTCCCCGGAGGAAGATGAAGATGAATGGGGGGCCGAAGAAGATGCCAGCATGTCGGTTCCTACTCTTGAGATTGAATCTCATCAAGGTGTGTTCGATGTAGACACTACCAAGATTATGGTGTATGGAGAATCAGGCACAGGCAAGACTAGATTTGCTGCTACCTTCCCCAAACCGATCTTTGTTGACATCGATCATGGTATGTCCTCCGTGACAAAGAAGGTAGACAAGTTCACCATATCCGAAGGGGCCGATGGATTGGCACAGCTCCGGGGAGTGGTGGAGTATTTGCGGGGCACGGCTCATGGGTATGAGACTGTGGTGGTGGATACCCTGAATGAAATGCAGCGGGTGATCATGAACTTCACCATTGAAGAATTCACCCACATCAAACGATCTTACGGCAACTTGCCGGGGATGAGTGACTATGGGTACATGCTGAACCAGTTCATGACTCTTACCCGGGAGATTATAGCCCTCCCCATGCGGGTGGTACTTTTGGCACAGACCAATAGCCAGCAGTTTGATACGGACATCCTTATGCCCCAGCTGGTGGGTAAGAACAGTGCCCGTGACCTCTCCCGCAAGATGGATGTGATTGGCTACATCTACAAGACTGAATCTGAAACATCTGAAGGGCTTGTCCCGTCTTTGACCTTTGATTCTATCCAGCATGTCACCAAAGATAGGTCAGACAAATTACCCAGCTTGCTGGATGATCCTAGTTACAAGGCCATGAAGGCCTTTTGGGATTAGTGTTGAAAATATATCTATAAGGAGTATACAATGTCTGGACAATATGAAGTTGATTTGGAGCGTAAGGGTGATGCGATTGTAGATGAGGGCATCCATGCCTTCAGCATCACTGGGTTTGATGAAGGGCAGAAGAAGGATGAGTCAGGGGAGCCTGCCCCGGGGAGTCACCCCTATTGGAGATTTGATTGTGCATGCCTTACCCCCGGGCAGGAAGGTCTGAATGCTTCTCTCTTCCTCTCCCTCTCCCCTGCTGCCCGTTGGCGCATGGAGCTCTTCTTGGATGCGGTGGGGGCCCCGGAGGAAGGAGCCATCACTGCTGAAAAATTCATGAAACGCAAATTTCGTGCCAAGGTCGTGCACAAAGATTATCAGGGCAAACCCCAAGCCGATCTGGCAGAGCTCTTCACACTCAAGGAGAAGAAGGGCACCGGGGCTGTGGCAAAGATA